ACTATAAAAACGGAATACAACAATTAACATCTGCTTTATAGCAGGTGTTTTTTTATTTGAGAGAAAGGAGATGGTTATTATCTTTGATGTAGATGCTAACAAAGAAATCCTGACTAAGGTTTTCGCAAACTTTCAGCGTCTTTACCATATAAATGTCAAAATGTACCTATACTATATGGGGATAACGGACACCAACAGGCAGGGGCTAAACGTATCATCTGACGGCTCTTATGATGACATCTATGTGAATGAATATAACTTGGATGCGGAAGGCGCGGGGAACTATTCATATGTAAATGATCGCTATGATAAAAGAATTAATACCAACTTCATTAAGAAATTCTTGCGTGAAGAGGTTTCGTATTCAGTCGGCAACGACATCACCTACACCAGCCATAAGGGTGACGATAAAATTATCGAATTATTGCGAGTGTCCACGGCGCACTGGAAAACTGATCACGATGCGAATTTATGCAAAAACATGCTGATCTATTCAACCGCCTATGAGCTTTATTATATTGACAAGGATGCTCAATTTTGCAGCCGAGTAATCAGCCCAAGGCATGGCATTGCTTATGTTGATCCTTTCGATAATATAATATTTTTTCTACATATTTTTAGGCAACCCTATGATACTAAAATGTATGTGGATGTTTATACCGATAGCGAAATTATCCACTGTGATGAAGTATTCAGCGAGATCAGTAGAACCTCTCACCCCTTTGGGCGTGTGCCGGTGGGTATTGCTACGGCCAGTGAAGAAGGTTGGCTTGACAGTCTCTATAAGGACATTAAGACACTCCAGGATGCGTACGAAACAAATCTTAGTGACATATCAAGTGAGATAACCGAGTTCCGTAATGCCTATTTAATCCTGAATAACCTGGATTTGTCGAAAGATGACCTGCCAGAGATGAAAAAGCAGGGAATTATGAAAACCAAAGGTAGAGACGGATCTGCATCCTGGCTTATTAAGGCGATCAACGACACTTTTATCCAAAACACACTGACAACCCTAGAAGATAAGATGTTTCAGATCGCCTGCCACATCAACTCAAACGAAAAGATGTCTGCCAACACCTCAAGCCTGGCACTGCGGGCACGGTTGATTAGTTTGGAAGAAAAATGCAAGTTGAATCAAAAGGCTCTGGCAAACTGTGTTAAAACTCGCTTAGAAATGCTGCTGATTTACATGAATAACCTGAAAAACACCAATTACGACTATCGGGACATAAAAGTCAAGTTTACTCCGAACATTCCATCAGATGATCTTACAAATTCAACGGTTGTAACTGCCCTGGGCGATAAATTAAGCAATGAAACTGCCCTGTCGCTGTTTAGTTTTGTTGACAACCCTTCAAATGAAGTCAAAAAGGCGAAGGAAGAGAGTAAAGCCAACAGTATCGGGGCTGCACTCTTGGCACCGCCTGTGCCAGTTGCACCGCCTGTGATGCCAGCACCCCCGGAGGGCACTACAATGGGGATGACTAAATAAAAGCCTACTCTCCAGTAGGCTTTAAGTGATTTTCCAGTATTGTTATCACCATATTATTAAAAGACCGATTTTCCTTAACTGCCAATTTCTCCAATTGCTTTTTCAGTTCTTTGCTGATGATTAGGTTTGCTCTCACCTTATCTTTGCTTATGCTCATGATATTCACCTCAATAATAGTATAACAGATATATAAAGATGTTGCAATGTTTACGTAACTGTGTTATAATATATATGAGGTGAAAGTAATGGGAGAAGAGACTAATAAGCCATATGGTTTTGTCTACGTCACTACCAATACGGTTAATGGTAAGAAATACATAGGGCAAAAGATGTATAGAAAGGATTACCAATATTATTTAGGTAGTGGAGCATTGATATCAAAGGCGATAAAAAAATATGGTAGGGAAAATTTTAAAAGAGAAATAGTTGCATTTGCTGAAAGTGCCGAAGAATTAAATATACTAGAAACTGAATATATTAAAAACTGCAATGCAGTAAATGATGAAAAATATTATAATCTTTCATTAGGTGGAGATTGTGGTAAACCAGCATTAGGATATCATAGGAATCAAGAACTTCGTGATAAACAAAGAATAGCTATGTCTGGAGACAAGAACTATAATTATGGTAAACACTTCTCTGTAGAGACAAGGCGAAAACTGAGCGAATCACACAGGGGATTATGTACTTGGTCAAAAGGTAAAATTCCATCCGAAGAAACGAAGAAAAGAATAAGTGAAAGCAAAAAAGGTGAAAAAAATTATTGGTTTGGTAAAAAGCACACAGAAGAATGGAAAATAAAAAAAGGCATTAAAGTTATTTGTATAACTACAGATAAAATCTTTAATTTCATAAAAGAAGGTGCTGATTATTATGGTTTCGATAGCAGTAATCTTGCAAAACATTGTAAAGGAAAGACAAAGTATTGTGGTATTGATTTATTAACAGGAGAAAAACTCAAATGGATGTATTACGAAGATTATATTAAAGAGGTGATGATAATTGCCTAAAATAGACCCGACATATAGAAAATTAATCGAAAGTATTAAATTAGACGGAGAAGATTATTCCGATGAACAGATGAAACCTATCTATAAAGAACAGAAAACGGAATTAGATGCCCTCCATGCTATAGTGGGGGCATTATTTATTCGGTACGCCATAGACGGATTACTCAAAATGAATACTTCGCAGAAAGCAAGTACGGGCATTAAGGATGTACTCAAAACGATGGGTAAACACTTGGGAGAAAATGAAGTTAAAAAAGTAACTGATATTTTAAGTACAGTATATAAAGATACTTATTACCAGAATTTATACACCCTTGAATCTGGCATGACGGTTAATCTTAAATTCAACATCCTCAAACAGGAATATGTCGATGCCGCAGTCAATGCAAAGTACAAGGAAGAGTTATTTTCAGACCGGATCTGGGCGAACAAGGCCGACATGATCGACGTTCTGCAAAAAAACATTGTCGGGGCTATGAAGGGCGACACCACCATAGACGCGATTGGAAAACAGATCAAAGAAACCTTCAATGTGACTGCTTACGAATCAGGGCGGCTTGTAACCACTGAAACGGCGAGGGTACAGACCCAGGCCAGCGAGGACATGGGCAGGGCCACCGGAGTTGAGCAGGTCATGTGGAGTGCAACCTTGGACATGTTGACCAGCCCTGAATGTGGAGACCTTGACGGTCAGTTTTGGGGCATAGATGAGGATCACCCAGAGCCGCCGCTACATCCGAATTGTCGCTGTTGCCTTTGCAATGTACCACCAATAAAAAACTGGAGTCCAGACATAAGAAGGGACAACGAAACCAAGGAAATAATTCCCTATCAAACATATTCGGATTGGGCAAAAGATAAAGGAATTAGAGAATGAAAGACTATGGAATCTGGCTCAAGAGTGGTCAATGCGTCGAAGGCACAGTAGAAGACGAAGTAGCCGAAAAAATCATTAAGGATTATTCTCATAAACCCCATGATAAAAGCATAAGACAATTTCACGATACAGACGGATTGCTAATATTGTCGTTCTCAAACGTTATTGCAATTGCAATCAATAAATGTGAGGAATGTTCAAAAGTGGAAGGGTTTAAAGCATAAAGGAAATATCCGGTAATTAGCACCCAAATGGGGTGCTTTTTTTATGTGTCAAAATAAACCGCACTCTGTGGGCTGATGCACACATGAGGGCAAATGAGGAGATAAGCAAAATGACTATTGAAAACTTCAAAGAGATAACTGATTATTTTGAAACCAACAAAGACACGGAAGAGGTCAAAGGCTATATTGGGGGTTTAAATCCCGTAACACCTGATAGGGCAACGGCTTTTTTAGACACCGAAGACGGCAAGAGGCTTCTGCAACCTAAGCTGGACACTTACCACAGCAAGTCTCTGGAGAGTTGGAAGACGAACAATGTCCCTAAATTGGTCGACGAGGAAGTCAAAAAACGCTTCCCTGATGCCGATCCGAAGGATGTTGAGATGAAGAAACTCCAGGCGCAACTTGATAAGATGCAAAGCGATTCCACTAGAAAAGACTTGACAAACAAAACACTAAAGGCATTTCAGGAAAAGAAATTGCCAAGTGAATTAGTCGATTTCCTTATTGGCGCAGATGAAGAAGTTACCAGTAAAAATGTGGAAATGCTTGCTAAATTGTTCGCCACGCATGATGAGGCGATCAAGACCGAGTTCGCAAAAAGCAATAGTTATACTCCCCCGGTCAGTAAAGGCAGCGTTGGCAAGGAAGAGGAAGCTGCACGGGCAGAGATATCCAAGTATATGAAATAGGTTTCGGGCTTCCTAGGAAAAAGCACTACTAAATTAAAAAGAGGTAATCACATTGACTATTAACACATTGGCATATGCAACCCTATTTATGCAGGAACTTGATAAGCAGGCCGTGGCGGGTGCTACGTCCGGATGGATGGAAGGTAACGCAGGACTTGTTATTTACACCGGCGGCAATACGGTTAAAATCCCCAAATTAACCATGGATGGACTTGGAAATTATGACCGTTCGCTAGGATTCACCCAGGGCGCGGCTACTCTTGTCTATGAAACCAAAACCATGGGGCAAGACCGGGGTCGTACTTTTATGCTTGATAGCATGGATGTAAACGAGACCAACTTTGTTGCAAACGCTAGTAATCTAATGGGCGAGTTTCAGCGCGTTCAGGTTATTCCTGAAATTGACGCTTATCGCTACAGCACAATCGCTTCTCTCGCTATCGCAGGCAGCAGGGCATCTGGTGGATATGCCCCCGACAAGGCTACTATCCTTACTAAGATTAAAGAAGACATCGCAGCTATTCAGGATGCAATTGGAGCTGTTCCCCTGGTTATCACCATGTCCATTGCAACACTGGCTATTCTCGAGAATTCAACTGAGATGGTTCGCCAGCTTGAGGTCGGTGCCTTCTCCGGTACAATCTTGAGCGAAGTCAAAAAGGTCGATGAGTGCCCGATCATGGAAGTACCGAGTGCACGGCTCAAGACCGCGTATGTCTTCAACGATGGCAAGACGACCGGCCAGACAGTTGGTGGCTTTACTCCCGCTGGCACCGCCAAAACTATTAACTGGATTATCTGCGCTGCCAATACTCCTATCGCCATCAGCAAGACCGATAATATGCGGATCTTTGATCCGACCACCAACCAGGCCGCAGATGCTTGGAAACTTGACTACCGTAAATATCACGACCTGTGGATTTTGGACAACAAACTCCCGACGGTCTTTGTAAACTGCAAAGAGGCTCTCGTCTAATGTTTGAACTTAAAAAGCTGAATGTGCATAGACTTGTGGAAACCGAACAGGAAAAGGCCAAACTCCTGAAAGAGGGGTTTGCCGAGGTTATCCAAAAGATCGAACAGGAAGTTGAAGAAAAACGGGGTAAGGCGTAAGCCTGCCCCTTCCCTTTTTTTAAGGAGGTGCGCCATGGTTGTTGATTATGATGAGATTAAAACAGTTTTAG